TAGACCAAGACATAATCTCCTGTGCTATTGATTTTTCTAAAGGATCGCCTATAAACTCTAATCGCATAATTAACTAACAGCTCCGCTGGTTAATTTTCTTCTTTTATTTAAAACCGCTCCACAGCCTCTAGCAATAACCGCTCCTCCGCTTTGCATCTTTGTTACTTTTGCCGACGAGGTGTTTGCTACAACCTGCTTGCCTTTAGCGCCTTCTCGTTTCTTTTTTCTTGCAGTAGAAGCTCTTTGTTCTTTACTTAAACTTTTTGCTTTAGCTTTAGGTAAGCAACGATCCGGATTCTTTTTGTTTTTTGACGTACCGCAAGCCCCCGCAATGTTACCGGAGCTATCTATACGAACCCATTCCTCATCTACCCAATCTTGCAACTTACCCATTACTGGCCTGTTCGCTTTCCGCCTTTAGACTTCTTAGCGTAATTTGGATCTTTACAATACTTTGAAGCGGCTAAATTAGCGTAGGCGCTAGGATAAGTATCAAAAGTTCTTTTTGCCCAAGCTTTTCCTTCCGGACATATTTTACTACCCTTTGATTTGCTAGAAACCTCGCCACCTTTTCTATAGTACGTTAATCCGCAAGGTTTTGAGTTTGATCCTGTTTTTACTCTAGATCCCACACTAACCCCAAAGACGATGAGCCATTGGCGTAACAATAATTAAAACAACTAAGAACCACAATTTATTGCTCAGTCCTTTTAAATCCTCTTTTTGCGAATCCAACCGTCTTTCAATGTTCTGGTAACGAATGTTACATTGCATTTCATGATGGGCTAGTTTGCTTAACACTTCTTCAGGGGTAAGTTGATTCATTTATATCACCATGCTTTACAAGACCAATATCGCGCAGAAAAATTGTCTTTGGCCGTATCGCAAGAATGACGCGCCCTAAAACTTTTTCTCCTAGAAGGTTGATCTTTTTTAATAGACATATTCGGATCGCCAAAACGAACCAATTTAATTTGGTCACCTTTTTTAGCTAACACCGCACTTTTCTTAGGTTTACCGGGGGTTCTTTTTGGCTTATTAAAACCAGGAAAAGTTTCTCCCCGATATTTAATTCTTCCGGAAGGAGTTCTGGTCACGTCCTTAGTCATAGCCATTACAGATTATCCCCGCCATCAACTTGTCCACGGGCTAATTGAAACTCAAACGGATCGGAAGTTCCTACAGTGTAGATAGAACTAACTTCACGAGCCATCTGAGCCTCCGTTTAGTTGTAGAACACAGTCACAGCGGTACACGCGGTAAAAGCAGATATATAGATATCTGAAACCCGAATACCATCTGAGGGAATGTTTACTGAGTGTGTATCAGATGCAAGAAAATCCAGATCAAGAACGGTAGCGCCGCCATTACCGTCGGTAATGGTTAGGCGCGGAGTTCCTGTCGTGGTCAAAACCTGTATCTGACGAATTCGCGCAGGACCAACACCAACAGAACCAGTGGCAGTCAAACGCTTTGATCTTACATCAGAACCAGCCATTTAGACCTCCTGTTAAGCTAAGTTGTTGTTCTGAATGTAAGTAACAGTCAGAGTACCAACACCAGCATCAGCGGTAGTAGCACTTGAATCAACATAAATTTCTACGTCTGTTGTGCCAACATCTTCCCAAGCATCTGCGTCAGGAATTGTAGCCTGAGATGCGAGTTTGATAACATTAGCAGTTGAAACTGCAACAGCAGTCGCAAGCTCGTTAGAAGACGCTGTTGTTCCGATGCTGAGAGTCGCAGTATTATCGAATGCAGTTGTCACGAAGACAGTTGCCTCTAAAATCTGTGAGTTGGCTGGAATCACAATGCCTGTTGCAGCAGCAGTTGTACTTTGAGTAATAGCAGCGGATTGTGCCAGTACGGTGAAACCAACATTTTTAACGTCAGAACCAAGAGTGGTTCCTGTTGTGTTTTTAATTGTTCCAGCCTTAATTGGTCCGGAAAAAGTAGTGGTCGCCATAATAATCTCCTGTCGTGGCTAATGTCAGTTGCACCATTGCAACTGTCAGGTTATGTATAGAATACAAAAAAAAAGCACAAAAAGAAAGGGATAGTTTTACCCATCCCTTCCCTTATCTCACAAAATAAAATTTTGTCTTATTTTACAAGAGGTTATGCACCTGCTGTGCCGAAAACAGCACGCCAGTCAGAGACACCAAAGCTGTAACGCTCTCGTGCTTTGAATCGCATGTTACCGGTATCAAAGTCCCCTTCCATTGCCGTTTTAATAGGCGAACGGTTGAAGTACTTGAAGCCGTTAGGTGCGTCAGTCTTAATGAAGAAAGCATCGGTGTCCGTTAGGAAGTGGTTTACTACCGCTCCTTCAGGAAGCATTCCCATGCTCTTTGTTGCATTAAGGTCGTTGTCCGCAGTTCCAGGACGTAGATTAGAGTTAATAACCCGCTCTGCGATGAATTGCAGTTCTTTAGGGATAATCAACTTTGTGCCACGAACCGCAATCTTTAGACCACGCTCATCAGTAAGACCCGCAATGTCAATAAGCATCTGCTCAAGCGAAGTTTCGTTGAGATCAGCAGCAACTGACAACACGTTACGCTGGTTACCAGAAAGGCTTGGATGAGAGGATGAGCAAAGAGCTGCACCGTCACCTACAGGGTTGCTCGTATTGAACGCATTGTTCAAAATAGAAGCTGCCTTGATTTGCTTTGTCTGGGCCATTGAACGTGCAAGAGCCTTGGTGTATCGAGAAGCAAGCCGATCATAAAGGTTATCTTCGATAGCCTCTTCTGTAATCGAGAATGCAAGCGCGATGGTTTGGTGTGTGTAACGAGCTGTAAATGTTTCCTGAGCATCGTCAAAGCTGATGGAAGTTCCTTCGCCTTTGACCGGTGCTGTTGAAAAACCAGCAAGCATTACTTCTTCTTCAAAGGCTCTGTCCGAAGACTCTTCCTCAAAAATTTCAGCATGCTCATTTTCGTAACGGTTGTATTCAAGCCCGAACAAGGCATTAAGGCCGGGTTCTAGCTCTTTCGCCAGTTGTGCGCGAGAAATAGCCATTATTTAACCCTCCTTAAAGGCCGGTAGAATCCGCAGTGGTTTGTGAATCAAACCTACGGGTTCCGGCATTGAAATGTGCGTTTAATCTAACTATAAGCGGAATACCGGCCGAAGCAAAATCGCTGTTAGCCTCATCATCCATAATACCGACAACCCTAAGTGGTAGTGTCGCAGTACTTGCAATAGTAGAAACGCCTAAAGCACTATTAGAATTACCTGTATCGGTGCTTCCAGTTCGTGCAGAGGTTCCAAGTGACGCATTTGCAAACACGGCAGACAGTGCAGTTGCACGATCTGTCAATGAAGCATCGGAAGCCACTTTAAATAGCTGGTTAGGGTTATCTGCTACGAAGGCTTTAACTGCATAGTTAGTGTCTACGCTTACAGAGCCTGAACCAGGCCAGTAGTTAATCCATACAGGTTTTTTCTGTACAGAGTCTTGGTACTGAACGCCCATTAGGACACCTAATGCTTGTGTGGTTCCACCATTTGTGGCACCAGCTTGACCAATAACACCCGCTGCTAGAGGAACGCAGATAGAGTACTGGTAAATAGCATCAGTGTTGTCAGAAGCAATCTCATACTCGGTTACACCTGTTGAGTTTGCACCGCTTCCAACGAGCCCAATAGGACGAAGACCATAGGCTGTTGTTGCATTTGCCATGATATTTTTTCTCCTAAAAGAGCAGTCCTATTTTATTTTTTAGGACCACCAAAAGTTACACGAGATTGACGGTCAGGTTTACTGATCGTCATGGTTGAGTGTGAATTCTCACGCATCATGTCGTGGTCTACCGCATCCATTTGATCTTTACTTCGTCTTCTGAAGTGATCAGTACGTTCTGCGACAGTTTCCAATGGCATACGAGCGAGAATTAATCCACCCTGTCCAAAAACACCTGAATACTTACCTGATTCAACAACGGGACCTTCAAAATCAGGATATTCGTCTTTTCGGACCAATTCCCAACCTTCCCTTATTTTTGAACTGACGTTTTTAGTATCGTCAAATCCTCGCGTTTCCGCTCGGAGCCAACGATGCGTATAACCGTCCGGTGCAGGCGGTGCATCTAATACAGAGGGGGGAGCCCAAGGTTTACGCACGGCTTGTTTCTCCCTAGTTTTTGTTGCGCGAGGGGATCTATCGACTTCATTTTCTTCACTCATCTTTATTACTCCTTCACGTATTTCGCGTATTCTTCAAGTGGCACACCCAATTTTTTCGCTATTGCGACTTGGCTCGGGGTGAGACGAACCTTTCTCCCACTGCGCCCAGAGACTGTTCTAGAGGCCGAAGCAACCGTCTGGGCTGGTCTTTTGCTTTGGCTTTTAATCTTAAGCGGAAACTCTTCCGCCATCCGTCTATCCAGTTCAGTATAGTACTCATCACTTTGCGGGTCAAATCTTTCCTCTTCAATTAGTTTTTTATGTAACCCAAAAACCGCATAAGTCATGGCTTGATCATCGCCAAACCACTTGTTTTTTGTGGCCCATTGCTCCGCTTTAGGGTCTGGTCTCCTAGCCGGAGCGGCTTGCGGACGATTAGCGTAGGCTTGTTGTTGAGCTTGTTGAGCTTGTTGTTGAGCGTGTTGTTGAGCCTGTTGAGCTTTTGCTTGTTCAGCTCTATCAGCCTGTATGGCTAAAGTAGTCACTCTACGTTGTGCTTCTACCGCAGATTTAGTATCACCCATCTCCATCGCACGAGAAAGATCGTTTTCCGCTTGATCCATCTGAGCGCTAACACGGGTAGTAAACTCAGAAACATAACTGTTGTCTAAGTTTTGCATGCGGCTTTTTATCTGTTCGGATTCAGTTTGAACGTTTCGAGCATAATTAACAGCTTCTTGTTCTCGGCGTTCAGCCTCCCGCATCTTTTTGGTCAAACGATCTATTCGTTTTTGAGTGGATGACTCCGCTTTTTTAAACTGATCGTCTTCGTTATCTTCGTTATCTGCCTGTAACGCGCCGTTTG